TCAGATCGTGTGACAGGTTAATGGCCTCCAACTCCGGGTACATTTCAATGGCCTCCAACTCCTGGTACATTTAAACGGCCTCCAACTCCGGGTACAGTTCAATGGCCTCCAACTCCGGGTACAGTTCAATGGCCTCCAACTCCGGGTACAGGTCAATGGCCTCCAACTCCGGGTACAGGTCAATGGCCTCCAACTCCGGGGAAAGCTCAATGGCCTCCAACTCCGGGTACAGGTCAATGGCCTCCAACTCCGGGTACAATGGAGCTTCCGTTTGCGTAGGTCTTTATAGCAAGGCTGCATGCGGCAGGTATGGAATTATAGGCTTACAATGGCACAATAAAAAAGAAAATAGATTAGAAATGAAATGCTCTGAAACAGGATGCGGAGATGGGAGCGACGGAAAGCTGAAATCGAATATATTTTACAAACTTGATGAACTCGGAAATTTTGTGGAGGTGGAATAATGGAAACCACCCAACCCAGCCAGGTATCCTCATTCCCGGCTGTCCATCTTTCGAGATACGAGCTCACTCCTGTGATCAAATACAAGCTCAACGGCGTGGTCTGCGGGGTTGTTTTATGATCGAATATATGGACTTCATCAAATCCAAAATGGCTATATCTGCCTTTTTCGGATTTGATACCAAACAATCTGAAATGAACCCGCTTTTAAAGCCTCACCAGAAAGATATAGTGCAATGGGCCATTAAAGGCGGTTGCCGGGCTATATTCGCATCATATGGACTTGGAAAGACATTCTGCCAGCTTGAAATACTTCGGATAATCGGAAAACGAGAAGGCGGTAAGCAGCTTGTTATTGCGCCTCTTGGTGTCAGGCAAGAATTTAAAGCCGATGCCGAAAAACTTAATATTGATATTCGGTTTGTCAGGTGGACAGATGATGTAAAAGAGGATGGCATTTATATTACAAACTATGAATCTGTCAGAGATGGAAGACTTGATATAAACTTATTCAATGGGGTTTCTTTGGATGAAGCATCCGTTCTCAGATCATATGGATCATTGACCTTTCAGACGTTCCTTTCAATCTTCGGATCAATAAAATATAAGTTTGTTGCTACTGCAACACCGAGTCCCAACCGGTACAAAGAGATTATCCACTACAGCGGTTTTCTCGGTGTCATGGATTCCGGGCAGGCCCTTACTCGTTTTTTCAAAAGAGACTCAACTCAGGCCAACAATTTAACCCTAATGCCGCACATGGAGAAAGAGTTTTGGATATGGGTTTCGTCATGGGCAATTTTCCTGCAATCGCCTTCTGACCTTGGATATGACAGCACCGGATATGATCTCCCTGATTTAAATATCCATTACCATGAAGTAAAAGCCGGAGAAGTTGAAAGAGTCGATCGAAGAGACGGTCAAATATTAATGTTCGGTGACTCTACGCTTTCCTTACAATCCGCAGCGATAGAGAAAAAAGGCAGTATTGAAACACGGGTTGAAGAAATGGTCAGTATTGTAAAAGGCTACGGATCAGAACAATTGATAGTCTGGTGTGACCTTGACGCTGAACAAAAAGCCATTGAGAAAGCCTTAAAATTAATAGGGGTTTCGTATGTTTCGCTTTATGGTGGAACTGATATTGATGGCCGGGAAAAACTCATTCTGCAATGGAAAAATAAAGAGAAACAGATTTTCCTTTCAAAGCCGCTTATGTATGGAAGTGGCATCAACATGCAACAATGCCACATTGAAATATTTCTTGGCATCAATTTTAAGGCAAACGACTTTTTACAGGCAATTCACAGGGTTTACAGGTTCCTTCAAGAAAAGGCCTGTCAGATACATTTGATCTATGCAACTTCTGAAATAGGCATTCTGCAGGTTCTAAAAAAGAAATGGGCGAATCATGACAAAATGGTGGGGAAAATGACAGATATTATAAAAAAATACGGGCTATCAAATGCCGAGATGATGAAAGAGCTTGAACGGTCGATTGGTGTTGATCGAATAGAGGTCAAAGGAAATAATTTTACAGTAGCGAATAACGATTGCGTGTTTGAAGCAAAGCTGGTTGAAAGCGATTCTATCGGGCTGATTCATACATCTGTTCCCTTCGCCAACCACTACGAATATACTCCGAGCTATAATGATTTTGGGTTCACCAAAGACAATGCTCACTTTTGGGAACAGATGGACTATCTGACACCGGAGCTTTACCGGATGTTAAGCCCCGGCAGGATCGCTGCAATCCATGTCAAGGATAGAATAATGTTCGGGAATGTAACCGGATTAGGTTTCCCGACTTGTGACAACATGCTTGAAGAAACAAGCCTACATTTTCAGAAGCACGGATTTAAAAAGGTTGGTATCATAACCATCGTTACCGATGTCGTCCGTGAGAATAATCAAACGTACCGGCTCGGCTGGACTGAACAATGCAAAGACGGCTCCAAGATGGGTGTCGGATGCCCTGAATATGTTTTGTTATTCAGAAAGCCTCAAACTGATAAAACAAAAGGATTCGCCGATATTCCGGTAACGAAAACAAAAACAGACTATTCAAGGGCGCAATGGCAAATTGACGCCCATGCCTTCTGGCGGTCATCCGGGAATGTTCTTCTTGATACTGAATTTGTTCAAGCCCTACCGACAAAGGAACTTCTATCTTTGTTCAAAAAATACCAGCAAGAAGAAGTTTATAATTATGATCATCATGTCAAGATCGGAAAAGACGTTGACTTGGTTGGGAAACTTCCATCAACATTCATGAGCATTGCGCCTGAAAGCCATGACTATAATGTCTGGACTGATATCAACAGAATGATAACCCTCAACAGCAAGCAGTCCAAACGGAATGTTGCCCTTCATCTTTGCCCTTTGCAAATTCAAACCGTTGAAAGAATAATCAACAGATATAGCAATCCAAGCGACATAGTTTATGATCCGTTTTCAGGCATAGGTACCGTTCCTATAATAGCCTTAAGGCTTGGCAGGAAAGGCCGTGGTTCTGAATTAAATCACGGATATTTCTTGGACAGTGTGAAATATCTTGAAGCTGAGGAAAGAAACGTGAAAACTCCTGATCTGTTTGACTTCTTTAAAGAGAGGATACCCGCATGACCTACCAAGAGAACCCAAACCGAAGATTGCCCTTAAAGGTGTACGTCGCCGGAGAATATTCAGCAGACAACGTGATATCCGTTTTAAAAAACATAGGCCGAGGAGAATCATTTTGCACCATGCTGTTTAAGATGGGCTTTGCGCCGTTCTGTCCATGGCATGATGCCCAATACGCAAAGCACCTATGGTATCAGGAACCGAGCAAACAGGAGTTTTATGATGCCTCGCTGGCCTGGCTCTCGGTATCGGATGCCATGCTTGTTATTTCAGGTCAAGGCAAAGGCGGAGGCGTTGACGCTGAGATTGCATTTGCGAAGGAACGAGACATTCCGGTTTTTTATTCTACGGATGCACTTTGCTATTGGAGGGATGAAAAATGATACCATTTGAAGAAATAAAAGCCAAAGCAGATCAAATGATTCAAAACATGGCATTGACCGGTGAAAAGCAAAAATCTTTCAGGTTTGGATTTTATATGGGAGCTTTTTGGGCTGACTGTACCATTGAAGGCGATACCGAGCTTGATAAACTATTGGAAGAAGGTGAGAATAAATGAAAACCTCTCTCAAAAAGCTCGTCATTTTCTCCCTGGCCGGAGGACTCGGAAAGATTGTCAAAGATCAGATAACCGACCCTGAGAAGCTCAAGGAATACTTTTCTGACCTGTCGCAGGATGAAATCAAACTCATGATATGGAACTGCAACGCCATTGAGCAAGCCGGGCAGAAGGCAATAAATACCGTTAAGGCCAAAATAGACAGGTCACGGCTCAGACAGGCCGAGCGAAATATCAAAGAGGTTTCCGGGGATATGGAACAGACCGATTTTCTCAGGATGCTTTCTTTTCTGTTTCTGGGATTGGCTGACTTGGCGCTCTATTGCAATGACCGGGCGGCTATTCATGAGCTTCAGGACGCTACTTTGAATTTTGTGGTACAATATGACCCGAACTTGGAACTCTCAGATATCCACCAAGAAGCTTTAGAAAATTACAATAAATGGATTAATTAAAGGAGACGCAATGTCAGAAATAAAAGAAAATCACATCAAGCAATTTGAGAAAATAGCAAAAAATCTTGATAATTTGATGAAAGAAATATTGAAATATAATCCCGAAGCCGAGATGTACGCGGAAGACTGTTGGAATCTTAACTTAATGAAAGGTCCCACACATACAAATGATAAGGCCGGTAGAGCTTTGCAGGCCAATGTGGTGGCCTGTGTTACTGTCAGGCGTTTGTGTGGCGGCAGTTGGTAAATAATGTAACACGGCATAGATTAATTAAAGGAGGTATCATGGAATGCTCATGCAAGGTTGAAATTTATCCAGACGGAGACGACGGGCCGAGTTTATTCAAGTCTGAAATGATCACCGCAAAGAAAGCCCATAAATGCACAGAATGCAGGAACCAAATAAATTCGGGTGAAAAATATGAAAAAGTTGATGGTGTTTGGGATGGGTCATGGGATCATTTTAAAACCTGCCAAGATTGTTTAAGCCTTAGAGATGAATTTTTTATAGCTGGGTATACTTTTGGGTGGCTATGGGATGATTTTTTTGAGGACATGTGCAGAGATATCCCTGAATCTTGTATTTCTAATTTGACAGGTACGGCAAGGGATAGGGTTTGTGATTATGTGGAAAAGCATTGGAGGCAATAGCATGAAAAACAGAAGAACCGGCAAAGACCGGCGCAAATTCAATTACACGGCATACAGCCCGGAGAGAAGGAAAGGAGAGCGGAGACAAAAATAGTAATATTTATGGATGCAAAAATCGCTTGCAATAGAATACAAATAACGATAAGGTAAATTATGAAACAAACTTTGACAATACGGATAGGAAAAGAGCAAATTGAAAAACTTAAAGAACTTGCCAAGGCAGAAGATAGAAGCCTAAGCGCAATAATAAGGAGATTTATAGAAGATGGATTCAAGGAAAAAACTGACACAAGAAAGATTAAAAGAGCTTCTGGATTATGATCCAGAAACAGGTCTTTTTATAAATAAAAAAGCCAGGGGAAATATGAAAATAAATACCATAGCTGGTCATATGCACCATACAGGTTATATTATGATAGGTGTCGACGGTAAAAAATATCTGGCTAGCCGCTTGGCTTTTTTGTGGATGGAAGGTTATTTCCCTGAAAATCAAGTTGACCACAGAGATCGTGACAGAATAAACAATAAATGGGAGAACTTGCGAGAAGCGACCAACTCTTGCAATCAGCGAAATTGTAAAATTAAGGCAACTAATACTTCCGGGGTTACGGGAGTTCATTGGGACAATAGAAACGGAAAATGGATGTCTCATATCAAAATTAATAACAAGCTGGTGCATTTAGGATACCATAAAACATTCGCCCCGGCTGTGAGATCACGATGGGAAGCTGAGATGAAATATGGTTGGCCAAGCTGCAATACAACCAGTTCAGCATATCAATATCTTTTAAATAATCATTACAATTTTAAATAGTAACCCCATGAAAAAATGGAGTGTAAAATGATCTACAGACCAAAGCAATATCAAACAGTCTTGATTCGATACCGGCCCAGCCTGCGGGATGAAACCTGCCTGCACATGGCAAAAGGAAATGTTATGACCGTGGCCAGTGGCCGGAAAACCGTTAATTGTTTGGTGGATGTCTGTGGGCATAAGGTTGTTATCCCACGTGGTAATTTGTTTAAGATATAAAGGAGCGCAGCAAATGACCAGTTTAAAAACGCCAAGAGATAAATACATGAACGATCCTCAATACCATAGTCTCGTCGATCAATTGGAATATATGATTGAACATGCTCACTTTACACCATCAGAGCTAAGAGAAGCTTGTGTCCTTGCATCCATTAATTATGAAATGAGGCATACCAGGGAAATGAGGATTGATCCAAGGGTAGAAGGTGCGCTTCAGATTCTTGACGAATTTGTTAGTAAAAACAGGAGGCGGCCATGACATATTATATAGAAATCCTAATGTCGGTAAGCCCAACCGAAAAGAAGGTTATCCCGGCAGAGTTTAAAAACATTGAAGACCGCTACAAATTTTATCAGGATGCGATCCGGGCAGGGTATCCGGTCGTTGAGTTTGGGACTATTAACGGAGAAAATATATGAGTACAAAATACAAAGAGACCAAAGATGTGCCCAACAAGGCAATCATTGAAAGGCTTGAAGAATTATCAAACGCCATCACTAAAGGCAAAAGGGCATTTGATTATGAATTTACAATGAGAGTCCCGGCAGAATTAGATAGGGATGCAGATATTGTTTTGATGCTTGCGGCAAGAAGACTGAAAGCATTTAATGACTTCTATGATTCAGTATCTTACCTGTTTGCTGAAGGCGTTGAATTTATGAATAAGACCGAGCTTTATGATGCTTTCAAAAAAGAATATCAAAAGCTTTCTTTGCGTTGAGTTCGGTGCCCTGAATTGCGAGTGATGTTAATGATGTATTAAGGAGAATGGCTTGAAAAAATACTGCGTGAAAGAATTTTTAACTGATTCTCCTGAACTATCAACGTCGTCAGTTGTATCTTTCTATGGTGATGTAAAATGGCACAAGGGAGATAAGGAACCTCTTAGGTTTCTGGAAATTTCAAGTTGTCATGAAAAAGCAAGGCTGCATTGCACTTATGAAATGTCTAATAGTGATTGGTTGATGCAGGTCAAGCGGCTTAGAGAGCATATAGATAAATATATAAAATTCTTAGAATCAGTTGGGGAGGTATAGATGAAAATCAAATGCGCTGCCATCCGATATAACGGTCAAATTTATGAGGGCGCAAGCCATGCAAAAATTGGAATTAAGATGGTTCAGGACGGTGTTTGCCCTGAACCATATCCACATGGTGAAGACCAAGGCTTTGTAACAGAGTGCGGAAAATATGTCAGATCAGAGTTCTGTCGGCGCGGCTTGAACCGCTTTGGGGCATTACTGACGATGAGGTTGCAAAGGAGGGGTTTCCTTCTTGGGACCGAATCGGTTTTATCAAAATGTTTATGAGACATAATAACTGTAGCCTGGATGTCATGGTGAACCGTATTGAATTTGAATACATATAATGAATTGGTTGGACGAAATATCTTAATCACTGGTTATGCGGCCGCGCAACCGCGCTTCGCTTACGGCAAAAGCTCGGATAGCGCGCAAGGTGGATTAAATGAAACTATTTGAAGCGGTAAATAATGCGTGCAGAGATTTACCAGAAGGATACCATATCAACCTACACATGGAAAACGGATGTGGTTGCATAGAACTTTTCGATTTTGAAGGCGAAGAGGTCAAACTTGAGCTTTGTGATCTTGATCTCGCCGAGCAAATCAACAAAGCCGTTTTTGCTGCAAAAGAATCATATAGCCAGTGTCATTCAGCGGATTCTCTATGAACTACGAATCAATTGCATCCGTAAGGCCAGTCGTCATCGATCCGAAATGGATTGCCGGTATCGGCGGCATAGAGGCGTTCGAGCGTGGCTACGGATTGCCTATATGCCGAACAGGAAAGGGTGGCATCACGGCAACGGTCAAATTCAACCGCCGTGAAAAGCGCATGCTGCGCCGAAAACAGCAGATTCCCGTTAGCCTGTGGGCTGAAAAACACCGGGTGCTACCCAAAACAGCCCGATTCGGAGGGCCGTGGAAAAATGATAACGTGGCCTATCTCGCCGGCATCATGGATGCTTCGTTTTTTAAGAGCGTTGAAGAGATTATTGTTGTCGCCGCCCCCCAAACCGGAAAAACGGAATCGGTTTATACCTGCCTGGGATATGCGGCGGACCGGCGCCCGGGTAATGCCATGGTGGTTTTCCCGGTCGAGGGGGACGCAAGGGATAACGCCAAGGACCGCATCGCGCCGATGTTTTCCGACTCGCCGCGGCTGCGGGAATATCTTACTGGCTATACGGACGATATGGGGGCGATGAAGCTAACGCTGCAACACATGATTATCTATATGGCCTGGTCAAATTCACCTTCCCGCCTGGCCAACAGGCCGGTCATGTACGGATATGCGGACGAAGAGGAAAAGTATCCGAAAACAGCGAGCAAGAAAGAGGGATCTCCGGTCGATCTCTTAAAAAAACGCATGCGGACATACCGTGGAATGAGAAAACTGTGGCGGACCA